AGAAAGCCTGTTAGTGTGGAATGGTAGAGTTTATATGCGGTGTCTTGTTGGGAGCGTTGGGAGCGATATTTTCACTTCATGTATATGGAGTAAGGTTACAGGATAAACAGATGAAGAAAAATCGTGAATTATTATGGTATATATCAAGCCTTAAAGATAAGGTGGTAAACTGATGCAGTATTATGATATGATAACAATCCCGGACATGGGAAGTAAAGCAGTATTTGAAAGCATTAAGAATGCAGAAGATATTGTATTAAGAGAAGATTATAAGCGTAGGCAAATGGGATTGGATTTCTATTACAATAGAGATATTGAAGAGTATGTGAAAGATTACTTTCCGGGGACCTCATTAAGTCAGATACCTCCATTACCATTAGGTAAGATTGTTTCTCGCTTTGCTAGGGCTAGGATGATGTTATACAAAGCACCAGCTAAAAGGTTTGTGGGTGGTGAACTAGCAGAAGAATATCTATCCTATACACACCATCTTAATTCATCATCTAGGATAGCATCAGAGTTAGCATGGTTATTAGGTACGATCCATATTAAATCAGTATGGAATGATAGAAAGCAAAAGATCGAATATCATATACTCCCTAATGTAAGAGAATATTATTATGAGGGTGAGCTAGAGCCTTATGGTTATTCGTATGAGCGTGGTAAGAATGCTAGAGGTGATAGAGAGTTTGTATTCTGGTCAGAAGCTAGAGATGGTGAACCGGGAATGCATTTCCTATACGATATTAATGGTCGTATCTACCCAATACCGGGCAATCCAGAGATGTTAAATCCCTATCAACTCAACCCTATCTCAAGAGTAATGTTTCCTTATGATGCTATGGATGTTTCTATGGCCTCACTCCATGCCTCGATAGCATTTACTGAAGTTATGTTGGCTACTAGGTATCAAATGGGATCGCCTGTTATTACAGGAATAGATCAAGAAGTTCCCAATCTAAAATGGGGAGTGGATCGTTTAATTTCTCTTCCAGAAAATAGCTCTATGTCCTTTGTTGCACCTCCTTCTAATATCAATCAGATGATCGCTGGAGTAAAAGAATTATTAAATGTAACAGGGCAAAATCATGCCTTATCAATACGATGGGGAGAGCAAGGTCAGATTCCAAGTGGTCAAGCATTGAAGATTCTTAACATGGAAAACTTAGAAAGCAGAGAATCAGACATCCCTATGTTCCAAGATTTTGAAGAAGAAAGATATGCCATTGATCGGAGATTAATCGAGGTACATACAGGAAGAGTATTGGATGAATCATTTGCAGTTGATTTCTCTGAATCAGATTACCCAGAAGAATGGAATGTAGAGAAAGATAAACTCCAATTCATGATGGATAATGGCCTTATGGATAAGAAAGAATTATATAGGCACTTTAATAAAGATATTACCGATGAAGAATTAGAGATGAGATTGCAAGAACTAGAACCAGAGGTAGAGGAAGAACCAACACCTCAATCACCATTATTAGAAGCACTTCGTGGATAAAGAAAGAATAGCAGAACAATTCGCACAGGCTTTACAAAAAGCTCAAGCTCAAATGGTTGAGGATATTCTAGACCTACAAAGAACTTTAACTAGATCAGAGTTTATATCGTTAATTAGTACCTTAGATGTTGATGAGTATATTTTTAATAAGATTGGATTACAGAAGGATTTAGATAAGTATATATCATCCTATCAAGGCGTATTAAGTGGAATGGAGTTTACAGGAGCGGTAACAGAAGAAACATTGTTAGCATTGGTTCGATTGGATGAAGCAACTTTTAGAAAGCAGATTAGTTCAATGGGTGAGCAAGTAATAGATGAGGCTGTAAAAGGTATCATAGGAGGCAAAACTGAAAGAGAGATTGCCCAAAGTATGCTTGGTAATGTATTAAGACCAGATCAAGCGGAAACTCTTGCTAATACAGCTTTAAATACTTTTGAAAGAAATGTAACTGCTCAAATGGCTGTGAATGATCCTCCTAATGCCACTTATGTTTATCAAGGCCCGATAGATCAAAAGACTAGAGATATTTGTTTGAAGATGATGTCCTCTGGAGGTATAACAAGAGATGAAATTGATTCACAGTATCCGGGAGCATTTGTTGATGGAGGTGGATTTAATTGTAGGCATAGATGGGCAAGAGAAACATCAGTATCCAGAGAGCTTACTGATCCAAAAGAAGCAGAACAATTTATAGAAGATAAAGGTGGGTTTAAAAGAACACCATTAACACCTCAACAACAGTTGGAACAACGTGGCTAAAGCATTAAGAGAGATACCAACATTTACAAAACAATTCTGGAAAGGAGTTGGTGATGAGGTAGCAGATCGAGTAAGGGTACATACTACCAAAGGCGGTAAAGATGTCGAAGGAAGAAAGTTCTCTCCATATTCGACAACCTATAAGGCTAGAAAAGGATTAGGGAAGTATAAGAGGCAATCATCTACCTCAACAAAGGTTGATTTACAATTAACCGGGGATATGATGAGGAACTTACAAACCAGAGGATTTACAAAAGATAATGTTATTATTGGATGGTCTGGAACAAATGCCCAGAAGATTCAATGGAATGCAGACATGGGAAGAGTAGTTACAAAGTCATCTATGCCTGTTACCAAAGGAATACAAAGATTTATTTTAAAAGAAGTTGATCGGTTTATTGAAAAGAATGCTGAAGAGGCAACTAAAAAACCAATCAATTTTAAAATCGGTAAATAAAAGAGGAGACTCAAGATAATGAGCGAGAATACAGTTCAAGATAATGAACAAGAGTTGGTAACTGAAAACCAGAATGAATCAGTATCTAGCAATCAAGATAATGATTTACTGCGGGAAGTAATGCAGAAGAAAGAACGATTGCAAAAAGCAGAATCTCGAGTTATAGAGCTAGAAAAGAGATTGGAAGAAGATCGTCAAGCACAGTTAGCTGAAAATGATGAATGGAAGATGTTGTACGAAGAAAACAAAGCTAAACTTGATAAGATCACTCCAGAACTCGAATCATATAAAGCTCGTGATAATGTAGAGATTGATAGAATGCTTTTAGACTTCCCAGAAGAAGATAGGGAAGCTTTTAAAGGTATGAGCTATAGTCAAATGAAAGTAGTTCATAATAAATTAATAAATAAACCAAAAAATATTCCGAGTGTTGACAGCTCAACTTCTTCTGGTTATCAAGGGTATAACTCTTTGACAGAAGCGGCTAGAGATGTAGCGAAAGGTAAATTGGATAAAGGTTCTTATGCGAAAATCAAAGAAGCGTTTACATCTAGATTCAATTAACCATAATCCAACTACAGGTATGGATACCGGGAATGTAGCATCTGCTATATCAAAAGATGGTGAGCATATCTACGTTTCTAATGGTGAAAAAATACCTTATGAAGATGGATTTAGAATTTGTGTTGGTCAAGAAAAAGCACCATTGTGTAAAGACTTGAGAAGCACATTCAGCCATATCCCTCAAGATCGTTGGGATGCAATA